CTTCCAACCTTCGAACAAGAGGATCATGAGATTGATCCGGAGGAGACCAAGTATCACTAATAGCGCTCTAGAAATCGAAGAAAAGCTCAAGGGAGACTTCCGGGTCTTCCTTGGGGTCATCTGGGATCACCTGAATCTACCAGATCCAACCCCAGTCCAATATGACATCGCTCAGTTTCTACAGCACGGTCCCAAGCGTCAGATCATTCAGGCCTTCCGAGGCGTAGGGAAGAGCTGGATTACATCGGCATTCGTGCTGTGGCAGCTCTACAAGAACCCTCAACTCAAGATCATGGTGGTCTCTGCATCAGAAACGCGAGCCAATGACTTCTCGATCTTCTGTAAACGTCTGATCACTCAGGTCCCCTTCTTGTCCCATCTGGCCCCAAGTCCAGACCAACGTACTCGTAACGACGGTTGGGACGTAGGACCTGCAACACCTGATCACTCTCCGTCTGTAAAGAGCGTAGGAATTGGTGGAATGCTAACCGGGTCACGTGCAGACGCAATCATCGCAGACGATATCGAGATTCCTAAGAACTCTGAGACACAGTTGATGCGGGATAAGCTGTCAGAACTGGTAAAAGAGTTCGATGCTGTCCTTAAACCTTTGGAAGAAGCACGTATCATCTATCTAGGGACCCCTCAGACTGAGGACTCTTTGTACGTAAAGATCCAAGATCGTGGGTATATCACCCGCATCTGGCCAGCAGAGATGCCTACAGACGCTGATATGGTCAAATATGGGGATACTCTGGCTCCTATGATCCCAAAGATGGGGCTAAAGTCCGGGGAACCTACAGATCCTAAGCGATTTAACATCGATGACCTGATCGAACGTAAGGCTTCTTACGGAAAAGCAGGGTATTCACTGCAATTCATGCTCAACACCCAGCTATCGGACGAAGAGAAGTACCCTCTGAAGCTCAGAGACCTGATCGTCACTCCGATTGACCGGGAACGAATGCCTATGACATGGACTTGGAGTCCTCATCCTGACCGAACTGTCGATGAACTGCCTAATGTCGGCATGAGAGGCGATAAGTTCTACTGGCCCAAGGACTCTGGAGACCTGTCTACCAAGTTCCAAGGAACCTGCATGGTCATTGACCCCTCGGGTAGAGGTGCTGACGAGACTGGTTACGCTATAACCTCATTTCTCAATGGTTACATCTATGTCCACAAGTGCGGAGGTCTCGAAGGAGGCTACGACCAGGAAAAGGTCCTGACACCTCTAGCGCTGCTGGCAAAGGAATATGAGGTCAATGAGATCATTACCGAGAGTAACTTCGGTGATGGCATGTTCAATCAACTATTCCAGCCTGTGCTTCTAAAGATCCATAAGTGTGCCTTGAGTGAAGTGAGACATCACACACAGAAGGAACGTAGGATCGCTGATACTCTGGAACCTCTGATGGGTCGTCATCGACTAATCGTCGATCCTAGTGTCATCCATGATGATTACAAATCGATACAGAAGTACGAACAGGACAAGAGGCTCTCTAAGTCTCTAGTGTATCAGATGACACGACTGACTAGAGAACGTGGATGTCTAAGACATGACGATAGAATTGATGCTCTAGCGATGGCTTGTGGTCACTGGACAGATCGAGTTGCTCAAGATGAGCAGAGAGGGGAGCTTGAGGTTAGACAAGAACAGATCAACAAAGAAATCCAGAAAGCTTATGAACACTTTGGAGTGACTGGTATAGGTAATGACAATAACTGGATATCTAGTAGTCTGAGGTGAACACGATCAGATAAATACCTAATACGTCCTATAGGGGGAGAGGGAAGGAACTTCCCCTCTATAGATCTAAAGATCCTCGGCCCCTCAAGGTGATGACATAAAGATATATTAATGATCTCCTCTAGAGAGAACTCAGATCTGTAGATACTATAGATACTATAGATACTGGTGATCCTATGAAGGCCCTACTCCATACTCATACGCGTTTGACACTGTGGAGCTGGAGGGAACACGAGGGACTATAGATGGCATTTGATCCGCTTTGGTTTTGCTGTAGTTATTCGAGGGGGTATATCGTATATACGCGTAACAATTTTCCCCCCCTAGCCTCCCGGTTTCCGATAGCTGACAATCGATTTTTCTACTTATGGGGGTCATTTCTCTCGTATTACTAATGATTGACCCAATGAACACATGCTAACCCATTGAAAACATTAGCTTTCCATGTAACCTGTAGTAAGTTAGGCAGGGTCAAAGGGATCATAGGTAGCAAAAGAGGCTGTGGATGCACCAGAGCTACAGATTGTGAGTCAATCGCTCACACTCGCTCGACACCACCAAAGGCTTTTTTTCCTTATACCATTACAACCATAGCTCACTTGCTCTATAGTTGCAAAAGCCTCTCATGCCTCTACTGCATACACTCTCTATAGTTGCAGCAGTCTCTCCAGTCTCTACTGTCCTCACTCTCTCTATGGTTGCATTCTAGTGAGGCTCTAGAATCACAGATTCAAATGCCCTTTCCTGCCCTTCTGAGACTCACTGACAGGCTTTGACTCCCTTTGCTTGTCATGGGTCACAGATACCCCTCAGAGCCTGTCAGTGACCATTTGAATCCTAGATAGCAGGAAATTTTCCCTACACTCATTGGTTGCTCTTATATATGGGAAAAGCAAAAAATCCTTTTAGTTGTATTTATGTTCATTGATATGAGCCAATGAACCTTGATTTTCCCTTGATTTCATTGGTTGAAGCATTTTTTTTCAAGAAAAGTTTTGTTTAATATCAATGGTTTAGATGCTTTTTAACCAGCCTAACCAATTTTTTTCTCAATTTACTACCTTGGGTTCTTTACATCCATCCCATTGTTAGGCTTAATGCATTCATCGGTTCAACGGCACTGACTGCCGCCCTTGCCCTAGGTAGGGGACTGACCAGTGAGGCGGGCGCTAATCCGGGCGTGCTGTCAACCCTATTTGGTCTTTGCGTATCGCGTCTTGAGCGGGTCAAGCGGTCCTGTCTAGTACAGGGAGTCAACCGACAGCCCCAGCGTTCCCGCGTAAATGTTGCCGCCTCCCCGTTCGTGCCCGGGATTGAGTAATAGGTAGCGTCCCGCCATACCGCCATAGGATTCCGGGCGGAGTGACTGGCCTTATCCCTCCCCTAGTCGCAGGTTTTACTACCTATGGCAGTGACAACATGGGGACGGATAAGTAAGGCAACATGCGTGCTGTCTTTCTTTCCCGTCTCTTACCTATCCGGAGTTATCCAATGTTTATCTACTCGTTCAAGTTCCTTTGCCGTACTCATGGCGTCAAGACTTACTCTTGTGAGACTGACACGCTCAAGGATGCATTGCGCCGCGCCAATGAAGCGGCAGAGCATTACTACCCGGGTTCAACTGTGGTCCTCTATGACCGCGTGTAATTCATCCCACGATTGGAGAATACCTATGACTGACCAGAAATTCATCCAGCAAGTACGCATGGCAATGCAGTTTGCAGCGTTAAGCATCTCGAACCGGAATCCCGACAATGCCCGTGAACTACTGCACAAGGCGCTTGACGGTATCGACGCCCTATATCCCGAGGAAGACAACACGTACTCAATGATTGCGAAGGGATGGCGTCCATGACCTTCGGAACCGTACTCGTGACCATCTTCCTGCCGCTTGTGCCGACAGCTCTTCTCATTGCGTGGGCTTATTCCGCTTGAGTATTAATCCCACGTATGTAATAAACCTCTCTCTACCTCCTCCCTTGAACTAGCCCATGTCCCTGACGTGGGCCTTTTCAAGCGATGGACTAACCCGCGCTTGTAACCGCCATGACTGGAGAAACTCATGAGCAAAACCGACGCATTGTTGCAGCACCTAAAAACCAACCGCACCGTTAGCCCACGCGAGGCAATCCTTGACCTGTGTATCGGGTCGCCAACAAAGGAAATCCACCGTCTCAGGGAACGCGGTCACCGTATAGAGCAGACGTGGCGCAGGAACCCTGTCACGGGTCAGCGATATAGCCGTTACTACTACATCGGCTTCTGGGGGTAGCGGCATGAGCAACACGATCAAGGTAACCGTCAAAAGCAGCTACGGCAAAGTGCGTGTCTATCCGTCTTGCAAGACTGCCCAATTGTTTAGCGACCTATCCGGTTCCGTGACTTTCTCAGAACGAGAGATAGGCGCAATCAAAGCGCTTGGCTATTCCGTGCAAGTAGCGCCCGAAGCACCTGACTGGCTGTAGTGCATTCAACAGGTGCGATGCGTTCCTCCCCGTGTCGCACCGATTGAGCGCATTTAATCCCACGCTCAGAACTATCACTATCACCATGCGAGGTTTATATATGTCTTTCATGTCTCTACGTGCCGCCCGTGATGCAGCTGGTGCCGTGTCTATCCGCAACACCAAGATGCCCGGGTCAGCCTTTGCCGTATCCGCGCTTCACTGCAAAGCGGGTAGCAAGTTAGCCAAGATTAAAGGTTCGACGTGCCACAAGTGCTACGCGATCAAGCTGCAAAAAATGCGTCCTAGCGTCAACATGGGTTGGACGAATAACCTGCACCGTTCTGTTGACGCCATTACCAACGATCCCGACGCATGGGTTGCTGCTATGGTGCGACAGATAACGCACTTCGCTGCTAAGACGGGTCAACCGTATCACCGTTGGTTCGACAGCGGCGACTTGCAATCCGTCGAAATGCTATCGGCTATCTGTCAAGTCGCAGTCATGACCCCAGAAGTCTCGCACTGGTTACCTACTCGCGAGGCTGGCATGGTCAAACGCTATCGCAAGGCTGGCGGGTTCATACCGACTAACCTTGTTATCCGTGTCAGTGCGACCATGATTGACGATGCACCTATCGCCAACCATAGCCACACCAGTACCGTGCATCGCAAGGATATCAACCCGAAGGTTCACGGTCACGAATGCCCAGCGTACCGCACCCATGAAAACAAAGACGGGACGTTTGAGGTTCTTAGCGATGAACATTTTCATTCGCTCAATCGCGAGGGTCGCAAGCCCTATGACTTCGGACATTGCGGCAATTGCCGAGCCTGTTGGTCTGCAGACGTTCCGAATGTGTCTTACGGTCTTCACTAAATCATCCCACGAATAGGGGTAATACAAATTTCACAAGGAGTAACCACCATGTTTACCGCATCAACCAAAGGCTTCGACCTCAGCAAGTACCGCCAACGGGTAACCGCACCTCTCATTGAGAACGCCAAGACAGCGAAGCATAAAATGGAGTTCACGCTCCTCATGCTCATGGCTGGGCGCAACGAACAAGCGGAGCAAGCCTTTAACGCAGCGCTCGAAGCACTCGATGCAATCATCGCCACCGAAGAACAGGAGACCGAGGCATGAACATCTTCTATCTAGATCCTGACCCAGCGACCTGCGCACAGCTCCATTGCGACAAGCACTGCGTCAAGATGATCCTTGAGTATGCGCAGCTCCTGTCCACGGCTCACCACGTCCTCGACGGTGACCTTGCACCACCTGGCATTTACAAGGTGACGCACCGCAACCACCCCAGCGCTGTCTGGGTACGCGCGTCCATGCAGCACTACCGCTGGCTTCATAAGCTGCTGGACGCTTGTTGCCTCGACTATACCCGACGCTACCAACGCACTCACAAGGTCGAGAAATCCGGCCTTCTCTTCACCCTCGCACCAGCGCCGCGCAATCTCGACAACCACGGCTGGACTGACCCGCCGCAGTGTATGCCCGACGAGTACAAGGCACCCAGCGCTGTCACCGCGTATCAGCAGTACTACCGTGGCGACAAATCTAGATTCGCGGTGTGGAAGCTAGGCAATACGCCAGCATTCATGTGATTCTTTTGTCTCACTTTGTTATTTAATGCAAGAAAAGATTTGATACATATGTTACTACTATCATCACGATCAACGAGGTTTTTTGATGTACCTACGCACAGTCGCGATTTGTCTCGTAGTTCTTCTCTACGTGTTCGCGCTACCTATCTACATTGGCTTAACCGAGCCGGGGATCCATCATGGACCCGGGCGACCCGAAGAATAGGAGACACGATGGAAAACTGTTGCCGAATAATCGTCGGACAGGGGGGCCTCGCCACTCGTACGCCAATCCCTATAGTCGGCATGAAAGGCTGGCTCTTTTCGCAGAGCTGGCTTTCGAAAACACCAGACACGCAGAATCATCCGCTTCGGTGGACCGTCAACACTAAAGGGCAGGTCTGGAACCCGCCTCCGACCTATTGACTGCATAGAGAACGTAATGAGAACATTCTTTGTTTCCCTAGTCTTCCGAAAAGAGTGAGATTATATTCCAATGCAGCATCCAACGTGGCAACACCCTAAAATTTACGATATCCTAGAAACCGCACTTGGAGTAGGCGCAAAAGAAGCCAGCGTCGTAGCAGAATCACCGAGCGGAGCATTCACGAAGATCTGCGAATTTTCAGAGCATGGACACGCCGAGATATTCGCAACCATCGTTGCATGGGACCGCAAAGTGGAGGATATCAGTATGTACCTCTATGGATAACTTATGAAAAAGACCGAACTCAAAAAACTGCTCAAGGCCATCCGCAAGCTTTCTTCGATGGACCCACAGATGTCTGTGCTAGCAGTAAATGCGTTCCTAAGCGCCGCTATTGACGAAGATGTCACCACCATCGCTGACGTTCGTGACATCCTTCTCGCTCATGGCGGCACGAGATCCAACGTATCCCGTAACGTATCGATCTGGGCCGAGGAAGGCTGGAAGCGACCTGATGGATCACGTCCTGATGGCTATGGCTACCTCAAGACCATCCCTGACCCAGAGGATTACCGCCGTAAACTCGTACAAATCACGCACAAAGGCCGTGCCTTCTGTGGTGAGCTTGAAGCGTTGATGGAGGACTGATGCCAACACGTACACAACCCACGAAGAAGTTCCCGCAAGGCCGCTGGTGTAGCAATCGCATCGGTGGCCGCACGTTCACCTTCGACACCCGAGAACAAGCGTTGACTTGGGAAGCAGCAGCCAAGGATGCAGTTGCTAAGGGTATGGACGTTCCTGACAATCGTGTCGCTGTGAAGAACTCTAGCCTCCTCAGTGTGGTCGAGAGCTTCTACAGGGCCAGCCGTACCGTGAACAAGACCAAGGATAACTACCGCTCAATGTGCAACACGTTCATGCGCTACTGGACTCCCGATACTCCCATTCATGCGATTGATACACGGGAGATTCGTGAGTTCCTGATCCACGCACAAGACAATTTAAGTTTCAAAAACTCGACCGTGAACCATCACCGTCTTGTCTTGCAGCTTGTCATGAAACACGCCTACCAAGAGGGCTTGATTACCGAGAAGCCCAAGTTCCCTCGGAAGCTACCGAACCCGCTGACAAGGCACCGCTTCCTGACCGAAGAGGAAGAGGTTCGGTTACTCCGTGCGTTCAACAAAACGCACTGGAGAGACCTGACGAAGTTCCAGCTCTACACTGGTCTACGAGTAGGCGAGGCTCTCTCTGTACGTCCTATGGACCGTACCGACGACGAAACCCGAGGGTCTATCCTTCAGGTCTTGGGCAAGGGCAGAAAGAACCGCGTCATTCCGCTGAGTGACACGGCTAAATCGGCACTACCAGAGCGGACGTTGTACGACCAACGATACTTTCCGTTCACCTACGATTCCTACGCCCGGTCATTCCGTCGCGCCTGTCACAGGGCAGGGCTGGATGACGTGGTGATCCATACACTCAGGCACACCTGTTTCTCCCGTCTCGCTATGAAAGACGTAGGTGTAACCAAGATCCAAGCGCTCGCAGGACACACGGATCTAAAGACAACCCAGCGTTACATGCACCTCGCTCCATCGTACCTCGATGAGCTTGCAAAAGTCATTGGGTAACCTACTAATCATTGGGGTCTGCTCATTGTGGACCCCATTTTTTTCCTTTAATTTCAGATACTTAGACATTGTCCGAACCCCTCAAACTAACCAATGATAAGAGCGCAAACCTCGAAATCATATTGACCTATACGTGGGAGTACCTCGATTTCTATCAATGAAATCAATGGGAAACGTCCATCTTATATACGTACAAAAGTGGCACAATTCCACCAATGGAACCAATGGAATTTAGGGCCACTGACACCTACCAGAACGCGAACAAAAGCTAACACGTCGTATAGCAAGCCAAACCTCCGAGAGGACCATGATCTATGGATACTAAAGATCTCAAGAACCCCAAGATCCTAAGAAAATATATTGATGAATATGGAGAAGATCTTGTGAAGACTCAGGTCTCTTTAGAGGCCAAGTCTCGGAGCATTGGATACCAAAGATACATCGCGAACCATGATCGACTAGAGAACGTCGGTGAGTTCAGTCAATCTCCTGCAGGGACAAACGTGGTCAATACCTTCGACCGTCGAGTGACTGAAGAACTTGCGTCTTGGATGAAGGACGCAGATCGCCCCGGGCGGCGTCATGCAGCTTTGGCGATGTGTCAGGACAAATACCTCGACATAGAGACCATCGGCTTCCTTGGTACTAAGGCCATCGTCAACACCGTTGCCATGCGGGGACGTGAGGTCAAGCTGACCCGAACAGCTTTGGCCTTTGCGATTGCAGAACGTGTTCACGACGAGCTGCGGATGCGTTGGTTCCGAGACAACAAGTTCATGATGCTCAAACGTCTCATGCGGACAGCTAAAGAGCGAGGGCTTCCGCGTCATCGGACGAAGGATCTGATCCAAAGCCAATTCCGCCGTGAAGAACTTGTTTGGCGTCATCCTAACTGGACACCAGAGAACTGCTTGAAATTTGGCCTGATGTTCTTGGAGTGTTTTCAGAATGGAACGGGTCTTCTGGACATCGTTGATATCTTTGGTGTCCGAGGCAAGGTCAAAGAGAAGATGGTTTACGCCACAGAGGAACTGGTCAAACAGGTCACTGAGCGTATCGAGAACTCAGCGTTACGAGAGAACTTTTGGATGCCAATGGTAGTCCCTCCACTCCCTTGGACGCAGGAACATTTGATCGGTGGACCCTACCTGACAAACCACGTCACTCCGTTCCCGCTTATCAAGAGATCCACTAAAGGATTTTTGTACGACGCCAGTCACTCCGATTTCTCTTCGATCCTCACCTCCGTCAACGCCGTTCAGGATACACCGTGGCACGTCAACTCCTGGGTTTTGGAGGCGGCGAAGTGGGCCTTCGATGCGGACAATGATTTAGGCGGACTGCCTAGATCTGGAGACCGTCCAGTACCGCCAGTTACTCCAGAGGCCGAGGCTGACCCGGAGGGACCGGGTGGTAAGGCTTATCGTCGTGCGTGTTGGGAAACGCATCAGGCGAACCGCAAGGCTCGCTCTGAGCGGTATCAAGTGCTTCAGGCCTTCCGTATGGCCGAGGACTACGCGGAGTTCGAAAAAATCTGGTACGCTTGGGATCTGGATAGCCGGGGCCGTATGTATCCGAAGACCTCTGCTCTCAGTCCTCAAGGATCTGATTTACACAAAGGCATCTTGGAGTTTGGCACAGGCACTCCGATTACTTCTGAGGAACAGGTGGCTTGGATCTACGTCCACACTGCCAACTGCGCTGGGCAAGACAAGCTGGCTATGGAAGACCGGATCAAGTGGGTCGAAGACAACCTCGAACGAATCCTTGCGACTGGGGAAGACTACCGTGCTGATCTGTGGTGGGCCATCGAGCTTGCGGATGAAGAACCTTGGCAGTTCCTCCGTGCCTGTCGTGAGATCTATCTCCTCCACCAACACGGGGGCGAGGGTTTCATGACGACCCTGCCCGTTGCTGTAGACGCTACATGCTCCGGCCTTCAACACTACTCAGCGATGACCCGGGATCGACAGGGCGCTGAGAGCGTGAACCTCTGCGCTCTCGATGAGCGTCGGGACATCTATGGCGAGGTGGCCGAACGAACCCGTGCGAAGTTTGAGGAAATGGCGAAAGGAGAAGGTGAAGAGGCAGACATGGCGCTGGCTGCGTTGGATTTCGGGATAACCCGGTCCATCTGTAAGCGACCCACGATGATCCAGCCGTACTCTGGCACCCTTCGGGCTTGTGATGAGTACACTGATGATTTTGTCCGAGAAGCTATAGAGAAAGGAACCCCTGCCCCTTGGCACAACCGAACACAATTCTCCCGGTTTGTGTCCAAACACATCTGGGCGTCTATTGCTGACATCGTAGTGAAGGCTCGGGAGGCTATGGATTACCTGACCAAGTGTGCGTCAGCGTCCGTCAAGGCCGACCGTACCGCTCCGATCCAGTGGAAGACGCCAGACGGTTTCGTTGTTCAAGTTGATGAGCCAGAGAGCGTGATGAAGCGTGTCACGACCACGCTGGACGGGCGGCAGCACGACGTTCGCTATCGTGTACCCGGGCAACGACAGGACATAAGAGCCGTTCGTAACTGCACTCCACCGAATTTCGTACATTCGATGGATGCAACTCATTGTCGTATGACTGTTCTCGATTTCTTAGAAAAGGTACAATCGTGGGACGGATATACGCCGAGCTTTGCATTGGTACATGACTCGTTTGCTGTCCATGCGACAGTCATGCCCCTGTTTGCTGGAACCATCCGAGGAGCATTCAAGAGAATGTATTCGGAGAATGATGTCTTGGCTCAGTTTGCTGAGACAGTCAGAGAAGTAGTTGGTGAGGATGCAGACCTTCCAGAGCTGCCTGAGTACGGGTCATATGATCTGTCTGAGGTGGAGGAGTCTGTTTTCTTTTTCAGCTAATAGTCCCAAAAATAGGCTTAACCTACAGAAAAAAGCTAACACGTCGTATAGCAACCAAAACCCTCAAGAAAGGATTTAAGATGGCTGAAGTTGTAACTCTCCCCAAGGGGATTGCGATCCATCCACATCTAAATAAGCCGGACTTCAAATTCGCTGAGTACGGCGCTTACCAGACTCGTCTTTCCGTGCCTATTGAGGCAGCGAAGCCAGTCATGGATAAGATCTCGAAGTTCTACGAACAAACGTGGGGCAAGAAGATGAACCCCAGCGACAACACCTGCTGGAAGTTTGACGAAGACGACCAAGGCGAGCGAACAGGGCTAGTGTCCTTCACTTGTAAGGCGGTCAATCGAAAGAACCGTAAGACAAACGAGATCTGGGACCGGAAACCTAAGATCGTTGACGCCAAAGGCGCACCGACAAAGGCTGTGATTGGCAAGGGATCCACCATCCGCATCGGATGCGAATTGTACGCTTGGGACAGCAACGGCAAGAAAGGCGTCAGCCTTCAGCCTGTCATCGTCCAAGTGATCGAGCTGGTCGAAGGTACGTCATCCGTATCTCTGGCTGACTTCGGCATCGAAGAGGAAGACGGTTACTCCGCTTCTGACGATGCTGATGTCACGGAGTTCGAGGAAGAAATTGTGGAGATTGATGACCACGATGACTTCTAAACCCTCTACCAAGGATAGGGGGATCGTTGAGGGTTATCGATCTGGGTTGGAAGAGAAGGTTGCGGGATTTCTTAGGGAGTCCCGTATTCCTTTTGAGTACGAACCTCTGAAGGTTCCGTTCATCCAGCCAGCCAAGCCACGCAAGTACACTCCTGATTTCATACTGCCTAACGGCATCATAATTGAGACCAAAGGCCGCTGGGTGACCTCAGACAGGCTAAAATTCCTGATGTTGCGAGACTCTCAGCCTCACCTAGATATCCGGTTTGTCTTTAGTAACCCTCGCTCCAAAATCGGTAAGAAGAGCAAAACTACCTACGCCATGTGGTGCGACCGAAATAACTTTCTGTGGCACGGATACTCAGACAAAGAGCCTATTCCTGAGTCATGGCTGGAGGAGCCTCCCCGTGAACTTCGAATTACGTAAGTGGACAAACGACCGTCCAGCTACGGAAGTGATTATCGTTCACGCACTCACGAGAGCCGAGACAGCCAACGAGCTAGATATTCTCCACCGACGCGCTGGGTATTTCTGTTGCGGTATGCACTTCTGCGTCGATCCGAAAGGCTCAAGTACGACCCGCCACCCTGACACCATCGGCCATCACTTAGATGGCTGGGACACGCACTCAATCGGCGTTGCCTTCGTTGGTTGGGATGGCAAGACACCCCTACCCGCAGGTCCAGCCAGTCACGCACACGACCTGCTCGACAGCCTCTATCACTACTATCACGTCACAGCGGTTGCAGCCCCGAAGTTACTTGGAATCGAGGGTTACGACCCTCTGCAAGATTTCGTAAGGGAAGCCAATGCAAGACGACCAGTATCCTGAGAGTACCTTCATCCGCCATGAACCCTGCCCCTCATGTGGGAGCAAGGACAACCTTGCGGTGTACGATACTCATTCCTTCTGTTTCGGGTGTAGCTATCGAGTACAGACTGATGGCACAACCATCGAGAAACCAGTCACTCCCAGCGAGTTCTTGACTGGTGAATATCAGGCTCTTGGAAAGCGAAAGATAACTGAAGATATCTGCCGCAAGTATGGTTATCAAGTAGGCAAGCAAGGTGACAAGACTGTCCATATTGCCAACTACAGATCAGGCGGACAGCTTGTGGGTCAGAAGATCCGCACAGCCGATAAGAAGTTCAGCATCAAGGGTTCGCTCAAGGACGCTGGCTTCTTCGGCCAACACCTCTTCGGACAAGGTGGTAAGATGGTCACCATTGTTGAGGGTGAGATTGACTGCCTCGCAATGGCTCAAGTCATGGGACAGGGTAAATGGCCTGTGGTGTCGTTACCAAACGGCGCACAGAGCGCAGCCAAGATATTTGCGCAGCAGTCCGAGTGGCTATCAACATTCGAGCGTGTGGTTATCGCATTCGACATGGACGACGCTGGTCAGACCGCTGCCAAAGAAGCTGCGGAAAAACTTCCTCCCGGTAAGGCTTACATCGCTACGCTTCCTGCCAAGGACGCTAGTGAAGCGTTACTGGCTGGTAAGGGTAAGGAACTCGTAGATAGCTGCTGGCAAGCCAAGGCGTACCGTCCTGACGGCATCCTAAACGCCAAAGACCTTTGGCATGAAGTGTCTAAGGTCCAGCTTCACGAGGCTGTCGATTACCCGTGGCCCAAGCTGAATGAAATGACCCACGGTCTCCGCAAGGGGGAAATGGTTTGTTTCACCTCAGGCTCGGGCATGGGTAAGTCCTCGGTCATCCGAGAGATCATGTACGACCTACTCATAAACCAGTCGATGACTGTTGGTGCGTTGATGCTAGAGGAAAACACGACCCGCACCGCTAAGGGTATCATGGGCCTCCACCTGAATGCTCCGATCCATATTCCTGATTATCAGGTCGGTGACGAGGATCTCAAGGAGGCCTTCGATGCTACGTGCGGCACGGGTCGCCTCTACCTCTACGACCACTGGGGATCGTCGGACATCGACGCTCTTATCGGCAAGATCCGCTACCTCGCTGTGTCCTGTGAGTGTGACTACATCATTCTCGATCACGTCTCCATCGTGGTCTCAGGATTGGGCGAAGGTGATGAGCGAAGACTTATCGATAATCTCGCCACTAAGTTGCGCTCACTGGTGGAGAACACAGGCATCGGCCTGATCGTGATCTCACACCTCAAGCGACCTGAAGGAACTCCACACGAGGAAGGCGCTCAGACACGTCTCGGTCAGCTCCGTGGGTCCGCAGGTCTCGGTCAGGTCTGTGACATGGTCATCGGCTTGGAGCGCAATCAGCAGGACGAAGAGACCAAGAACCTCACGACCATCCGCGTCCTGAAGAACAGGTTCTCTGGTGACTGTGGGGTCGCTGGTCAGCTCCAGTACGACAAGACCACGGGGCGTCTGTCAGCCGTTGCTGAAGCTAACACGTCGTATAGCAGCCAAAACTCTGCTTGGCCTGAAGAACACTCAGATTTCTAAGGAAACAACAATGTCTAATGTACCATCAGCTCGCAAGATCATCGAAGATTTGGTCCGCGAGAATGACCAACTGCGAGAAGCTTTAGCCAATGCAGATGAAGCGATCGAAGAGCTTTGCGATGAAGCAAATCACCTTGAACAGATCCTGACACGCAAGCAGGACGAACTGGATTTCCAGTCCGAACAGCTCGCAGAACTCCTAGCCTCTGGTGATGACAAAGCTCCAGAGCCAGACTTCGAGTATTGGGGTATCCCCGTCGATGCCTTCATGAGAGCTGAGACCATCATCGCTGATGACGAAATCATCCGTGACACCATCGGTCTCGCTGACAAGTGCCGCGATCTGACTGAGTTCAAGATCCGTGCGGACATTGTTATCAGGGACGGTTTGCCCATTCGTTTGGCCTATTAGTCCCACAAACGCGATAATCCCATTGAGGAGCCAGCATGCCCAAGTTTATCTACGACATCGAGACCAACGGTCTGCTCGACCAACTCGATACTGTCCACTGTATCACTGCAATCAACTTAGACACTGGAGAGCGCCTAGCCGCTCGCCCAGCGCAGTGTGAAGATCTAGCCCGTGAGCTTTACGAAAGTGACGGACTGATCGGTCACAACATCTGGAACTTTGATAACCGTGCGTTAGCAAAAATCTATGATTGGTGGGACCGCGTAGATGACCGCCGAGACTTTGACACCATCGTTGATACACGCCTCATCTGGCCTACTCTGTGGGACGATGATGAGCGTCAGATCAGCAAGGGCCTAGAGTTCCCAAAAGAACTCCGGGGTCGTCACAGTCTCAAGGCGTGGGGTATGCGTCTTGGCGTCCTCAAGGACGACTACGAGGGAGATTGGTTTCAGTTCAATGAGTCCATGTTCACCTACGCCCAGCAAGATGTCGAGGTGACACTCGCCTTGTGGGAGTGGATCGAGAAACAGGAGTATTCTCCAGTCGCTCGACAGCTTGAACAGGACGTTGCACGGATCATGTCTCGGCAGGAAGCGACGGGCTTCCCCTTTGATGTTGAGGCAGCCGAGAGTCTCCTTCGTAGTCTCCAATCCCGTCAGGCTCAACTCCATCAGGAGCTGGCTGAAATCTTTCCACCGTGGGAGATCAAGACTCCCTTCATTCCCAAGGTCAACAACAAGACCCGGGGCTACGTGAAGGGCGAGTTGACGTACAAGACCAAAGAGATCGTCTTCAACCCAGCGTCTCGGGACCATATCGCTGACCGCCTGATGAAAGTCAAAGGCTGGAAGCCAACGGTTCTGACCGATGGACTGAAGCCGAAGATCGATGAGACTGTACTCAACAGCCTCCCCTACCCTGAAGCCAAACTACTAGCCGAGAATTTTACAATCGAGAAGCGGCTAGGACAACTGGCACAGGGTAGCCAAGGCTGGCTCAAGAAGGTCAAGAACGGAAGAATCCACGGACGGGTCAATACCAACCATGCGGTCACAGGGCGAGCGACACATTCTTCGCCAAACGTGGCCCAAGTTCCGGGGGTCAATGCTCCATACGGTAAGGAGTGCCGAAGTCTGTTCACCGCCCCCGAGGGTCGCGTGTTGCTTGGCTTCGACGCTTCAGGCTTGGAGCTTCGGTGTCTCGCTCACTACATGGCCCGATGGGACGATGGTGACTATGGGGATGAGATCCTTAACGGTGACATCCACACAGCCAACCAGAAGGCTGCGGGTCTAGAGACTAGGAACCAAGCGAAGACTTTCATTTACGCTTGGCTTTTCGGAGCTGGTAACGCGAAGATCGGTAGCATTGTTGGCGGCAATGAGAACAAAGGCGCTTACCTCAAGCAAAAGTTTCTCAAGGCCGTTCCTGCAATCAAGCACCTGTCCAACTCCGTCAAAGACAAAGCCAAAGAAGGTTTTCTCTACGGACTGGACCGTCGAAAGATCCACGTTCGCAGCGCACACGCAGCCCTCAATACCCTACTTCAAGGGGCCGGGGCCGCTATCTGCAAAAAGATGCTTGTCGAGATGGATGTCCTCTTCAAAGAGCGCAGTCTCGACGTTCAGTGGCACGCTTGGGTCCACGACGAAGTCCAACTCTCCTGTCCTCCTGAGATAGCCGAAGAGGTCGGACAGACCTGCATCGATGCAATCAAGAGAACCGAGAAGTTCTTCAACTTTAGAATGCCCCTCGATGGAGAGTTCAATGTCGGACGGAACTGGGCCGAGACCCACTAAGCGTAATCCTGTCGCACTGAAACTTCGGTCACCGATGTTCCAGCAGCGGCGCAACAAGAACCTCAAGAAATACAGCCGGAAAGGAAGGAAGCCGACATGACGACAGTCAGTTGTCTTAACTGTAAGTACCTCACTCAAAGATCCTTCGGACTTCAATGCAATCGCTACCCACGATCCATCAACGTGGCAGCGACCTATTGGTGCGGAGAGCATGAACCAAAAGCGACAAACCCGTCAGGAGAAGCGGGAACAGAAGCGCCAGCGAAGAGCATTAGCTCGGGAGCTTCTACAGCAGCGCGATCAAGTCCAACCCCAGCCAAGGCCAAAGGCCGACAGGCCACCCCTAAAGGCAAAGACGCCGGGGCAGCTAAGGCTGATCAAGGCAATAAAGTCAGCAAGCCAAGTACTCGTAAGCGGAGCAGCGGGGACGGGTAAGTCCTACATCGCCTCCGTCATTGCGGCGGATATGCTGGCAGCAAACCAGATCGAGAAGATCGTTTTGACACGACCCAACGTGGCTGCTGGCAAGACGCTCGGTCACTTCCCGGGGTCCATCGATGAAAAGATGGCCCCGTGGATGATCCCTCTGACGGAGCCGCTCTCTGAGCGCTTAGGCTCTGGTCACTTCAAGTACTGCATGGACAAGGGGGTCATCGAAATTGCGCCCCTAGAAACCATGCGGGGACGCACGTTCAAGAATGCCTTTGTCATCGTAGATGAAGCGCAGAACTGTTCACTCCATGAACTCAAGATGTTGGTCACTCGTGTTGGCGAGGGGACTCAACTCGTCATCACTGGCGACACCAATCAGACAGACCTCGCTGAGAAGTCCGGTCTCCAGCATCTGATTGATCTTTCCAAAACTCACAACATCGATTGCGTCCACGTCGAACTAGGCCTCGAAGATATCGTTAGGTCTGGCATCGTTCGTCAGTGGCTCGAAGCGTTCCACGAAGAAGGCCTCTAATGAAAGTAACCATCCTTGGTAAACAGGGCTGCAAGTATTGCCGCCTTGCCCGTCAACTTGCATCTAAATCGTCCCACAAATGGGAGTATATTGACCTCGACAAAGAGAGAAACGCTGAGATCAAGAACTACATCGAGATCGAGCGGTTCGATACGGTTCCTCAGATCTGGGTAAACGGTAAGCATATCGGTGGGTATGTAGAGTACGAGCGTATGGTCAAGGAGTCTTCTCGTGGAGGAGACTAGGACCTGTACTAAATGCGATGTAACTAAGCCAATCTCCGATTTCTTTTGGAGATCAGACCAAGAGAAATACAGGACAGACTGTAAGGCCTGTTTCAACCTAACCAGAAACAACCTCAAAGCTGAACAACGTCGCGAAGATGTATTCGATCAAGTATTTAAAAGAAAAAGAAGTCATTGCAAACATCATGGTAAGGTTTTCAATGTAACAAAAGATTACTTGCAAAATCTATGGAACGAGCAATCAGGAAAGTGTGCTATACTGGATATAGATATTGATCTGTTTGCTCCTCAGTATGAGGACTATAAAGCCACGCTAGATCAATTAATACCGAACCAAGGATACACTATTGGTAACGTGGCGTGGGTCTCTTGGCTTGCTAACCGCGTCAAAAATAACTGCACCGATCCAGAAGTATTCTTAAAAGTCGCAGATTACGTCCGCGAAATTAATCTAAAGGAGCAACCAGAGTTTGATTTCAGTTTCCCTAATTGACCTGATGGGCGATGACTTATCGGTCGTCAACAGTGCTCGGGTCTCCTTTGATAAGTACAAAGAAGAGTTCGATGAGTCTGACACAAAGCTAATTCAGTACCTCGCCAAGCATAACCACTGGACCCCGTTCAGTCATTGCACCGCGACGTTTATGATCACAGCTCCAGTGTTCTGCGCTAGACAGTTGTTTAAACATAAAGTTGGTATCTCTGAAAACGAGATTTCTAGGCGTTATGTCGATGATGAACCGGGGATCTTTCACCCCGGGGAATGGCGCACCAAGGCTGAGAACAAGAAACAAGGTAGCGGTGGTCCTCATCCAGATCAGGAGAGCATCAACCATGCTTACCTTGACGCAGTTCATATGGCCTTAGCCGCTTATGATCACATGATCGAGGAAGGTGTAGCGCCAGAACAGGCCCGTATGATCTTGCCTCAATCTATGATGACAAGCTGGTACTGGACCGGAAGTCTTGCTGCCTTTGCTCGTGTCTGTAAGCAGCGAATGCACGAAGATTCTCAAGCCGAAACTCGTTACGTAGCCGAGATGATCAGTGAGCTTTTGGCTCCTCACTTCCCTGTCGCTTGGGAGGTTTTGTGCGGTCATTTGATCCCACAAGGGGAACCAATCCACTAATGCTACGTATAGCTATCCAACTAGGAGAAAACCATGCCAGTCGAAAAGCAGACAGCCCTGATCGACGCGGATATTACAGCTTACCAAGTCTGTAGTGGCGCTGAGATCGAATGGGACTGGGGAGACGACATCTGGTCCTTGGTCACTGACTTCAAAGAGGTCAAACGCAGCTTCAAAGAAGCCATAGACAAGATCATTGAGACGACAGAAGCAGACGACGTGATCCTTTGCTACACGTCCCCTGACAACTTCCGTCAAGATCTACTCCCAACGTACAAAGGCAACCGTAAGTCCGTCCGTAAACCGATGAACCTCGCAGCACTGCGGGACTGGTCTAAGGACGAATATGAGGTTGCCTCTCTCCCTCGACTTGAGGGGGACGACTGTCTTGGAATCCTAGCGGGTCACCGTCCTAACTCGTTCGTCTATAGCGCCGACAAGGACATGAAGACCCTACCAGTCAGGCTATGGTCTCAAGATGACCGCCTCGCCTACAAGAACAGCGAGGTTATCGCCGACTGGTATTGGATGAGCCAGACGCTCTCTGGTGACGCCACCGATGGCTACAAAGGCTGTCCCGGCGTTGGTCCCAAGAGAGCAGCAGACATCCTCGGTGAACCCGGGAGACACGAGCTTCCGGAGCTTTGGGAGCGGGTCGTTGCGGCCTACGAGAAGGCAAAACTCACTGAGGATGATGCACTTGTTCAGGCAAGATGCGCCCGAATCCTTCGACACACTGACTACAACCTCGATACTGGAGAGATTTCTCTATGGACGCCGAAGATATAATCAGAGAGCCCAGCCACTACACTCAGTACGAAATCGAACCTGTGACATTCATCATGGTCAACCGACTGTCGTTTGAGATCGGGAACATCGTCAAATACGCCTGTCGAGCAGGGGATAAGATATACCCCGGAATGGACTGGAATCAGTCACGGATCACTGACCTCGAGAAGGTACGCCGTTACGCGGAAATGGAGATCAATAGGATCAAAGGTGAGGATATCCTGTGACCTTAGAAGAGCTTCTAATGGTCGCCGCAGTCCACGGTTTCATAGCCCCCTTCGTCATCGTTGGTGTTGGCAGTGTGCTGGGTCTCACCCTCGCAGTTTCTCAAGTCATGCTCGGCCTAGTGCTGGGCATGATCAACCTGTTCCACGGTAAGGATGATGAAGAATGAGCCTTGCAGAAATACTTCTAGCCGCAGCGGTAGTAACATACTTCGGCTGTGTCACTTACGTTTTAATCAGATGGAGCATTGAAGAATGATTGAAGTATTGCTTTTCTTGGGACCCGTTGGTGGCTTTGCCCTTGGGTGGTTTTTGGCAGGACGCATCAATGCCTGAGGTAGAGTACAACCCCAACGGAACCCTCCGTTCAACCTCCGTCCACTACGACGCTGTAAAGGCATTCACGGTGGCGATGGGTCAGCCTGTAGGTGAGGACATCCAAGCCCTTGAGAACGCCGAACTACTGGAAATGCGGGTGGATTTGATCGATGAAGAGGTAGAAGAGGTATTAAAAGAGCTGCCGATGGACTACCGCCCCGGCGGTGCTCGCATGGACAAAGCCGCACTCACCAAAGAGTTGGCTGATCTACTCTACGTTACCTACGGTATGGCGGTGACGTTCGGCCTTCCTATCGATGAGGTATTCGAGCGGGTCCATCGGAGCAATATGAGTAAACTCGGTGACGATGGAAAACCCATTTACCGGGAAGATGGAAAGGTTCTCAAGGGGCCTAACTACGAGAAACCAAACCTAGACGATCTATTCGAATAACACAGGGGACCTCCGGGTCCCTTTTTCTTTTACAGGTGAATCATGTCATTCAAAGACACTCGGGCGGAAATTGTTCACCGCCGAACCTACAGCCGCCCCAAGAACGACGATGGGACGAGCTTTGAAACCCTCGCAGAAACTACCGACCGCATCATCAAGCACCAAGAGTGGCTTTGGGAACGTGCGCTCGGTCGTGACCTCAACTCCGAAGAACTCACCGAACTGGATGAGCTTTGGAATGTCTTTTACAAACTGGAAGCCTCACCGTCTGGCCGCACTCGTTGGCTTGGTGGTACTGATGTCGCTCGTACTCGCGAAGCAAGCCAGTTTAATTGTTCATTCAACACGGTACGCACTCCCTCCGATGTGGTTGACGCTTTCTGGCTTCTACTCCAAGGCTGCGGAGTGGGCTTCAAGCCAGAGACAGGAGTCCTCCGAGGCTTCCACAAGCCAGTATCCGTTGAGATCAAGCGGTCCAACCGACTGACTAAGGGTGGCCGTGAGAAGAACCAGTTCCACAGCCCTGTCAAAGGACACTACATCTTGTCCGTAGGTGACAGCGCAGAGTCATGGGCGCGGTCTATCGGTAAGATCCTGACCCTCCCGGCTGACTGTGAGAAGCTGTTGATCGACCTGTCCGAGATCCGCCCAGCGGGTGAACGTCTCGCAGGGTACGGCTGGATCAGCTCTGGCGACAAGACCTTGGCCGATGCCTTCGAGAAGATCTGTACTGTCTTGAACGGCAAGGAAGGTGACCTGCTGGATGAGATCGATATCCTAGATATCCTCAACCTCCTTGGCACTACACTGTCTTCCCGGCGCTCCGCAGAGATTGCCTTGATGGACATCGACAACGCACTGGCACCAGAGTTCATTCTTGCCAAGAAAGATCACTGGATCGACAAGCCTTGGCGTGGACAGTCAAACAACTCTGTCATCTTCTGGAAGAAACCTACGCGGCTAGAGCTAGAAGGCGTCTTCGCAAAGATGGTCGAAGGTGGTGGATCGGAACCCGGATTTATCAACGGTGCCTCTGCAAAGAAGCGAGCGCCTTGGTTCCAAGGTGTCAATCCGTGCGCAGAGATTCTTCTGGGTGGCGAAGGTAGCTTCTGTAACCTCGTTGAGATCGACCTGTCCAAGTTTGGTATGCACAACCCTCGGGTTCTACAGGTCATGCGCCTCGTAGCTCGTGCCAACTATCGTCAGACTTGCGTGGACTTCCGTGACGGTGTTCTCCAGCCCTCTTGGCACGAGACCAATGACTACCTCCGTCTCATGGGCGTTGGTATCACAGGTATCGCAGCAGCTAACCCTAGCCGTGAGTACCTTGAGGCTCTACGTGCTGCGGCTCACGACGCTGCCCGGGAAATGGCTGACGAACTTGGTCTTCCATACGCCAAAGCAGTAACCACTGTGAAGCCATCAGGCACCCTGTCCAAGGTCATGTCCACGACAGAAGGCGTACACAAGCCTCTGGGCAAGTACATCTTCAACAACGTCAAGTTCTCTGTCCACGATCCTCTGGTTCCTAAGCTGGTTGAAGCTGGCTACCGGAACTTCAAGGACCCTTACGACGATGACTCGATGATCGTTACCTTCCCGGTCGCTAATGAGACTGTGAAGTTTGATGAGGTTGATGGCGTTGAAGTGAACCTTGAGTCGGCTGTAGATCAGCTTGAGCGATACAAGTTGCTCATGGAAAGCTACGTCGATCACAACTGCTCAGTGACCATCAGCTACGATGTTGATGAGATCCCTGCGGCTATCGATTGGCTGCTTGAGAACTGGGACACCTACGTTGGTGTGTCGTGGATCTTCAGGAATGATCCGACAAAGACAGCTAAAGATCTCGGGTATCCGTATCTGCCTCAAGAGGTAGTGACCAAGGAAGAGTACCAAGCTTACGCCAGTACCCTAACTACCGTGGATTTCTCCGGTTCTGACAGTCTCGATGAGCTGGAAGATGACGAATGTCTGACAGGCGCTTGTCCGGTGAAATAAGGCTAACACGCCATATAGCAGAGTGAGAACTATGGATAACCTAAAGATTCCATATGTTTCCGATGAGATCATCCGATACTTGGAGGCCGTTTTTCCTGACGGTCTCCCACAGGATTCTGTTTACGATCTCAACGAAACCAATTTCAAAATAGGGCAACAGCACGTCATCAGACACTTGCAGGAAATAGCTGCCCGTCAAAGAGAAGAGTCCTTCAATGTGTAATATCGCAGCCGCCCTTGGGGTTGGCCTCCTACTCATGATGGGTGGCGGTAGGGGAAAAAAGAAAGAGGAATACACGCCTCCTGTAGCTCCCAAACCATCAACGAACTATGGGTCACAAGCTGGCGACCTAGCCTCAACTAACCAGAACCTGCCTAACGATGGCTCTGGTTCTCCTGATACGTCTTCTGTAATCATCGGAGGTAAGGATCAAAGCCCGGGAGGCGGTGGATACCGAACCCCCATTACAAGCCCTCCTCCAAACTCAGGCAATCCGAACTTAGGACTGCCGATCATTGGAATGCAGAAACAACGACGGCCAGTGAACTACTGATATGCACAGTTCTAGCAAGGCCCAATACGGTCGGCTGGAATCACGACGAAATGTCTTCCTTGAGCGAGCGCGAGAAAGCGCCCTCCTGACGATTCCAACGATCATGCCCCGTGAGGGGTTCACCGACGCTAGTAAGATCCGGACACCCTACCAGTCCATCGGCGCACGAGGCGTAAACAACCTCGCAGCCAAGCTCCAAATGGCGCTCTTTCCTCCGAACCAAAGTTTCTTTCGATTGACTGTAGATGACTACACAATCGCTGAGATTACTGGTGGTAACGATGAAGCCCGTGCAGCCATTGACGAAGATCTTGCTACCGTTGAACGCTCAGTAATTAACGAGCTAGAGGGCGAAGGGATGCGAAATCCCCTCTTCGAAGCCCTCCGACATCTAGTCGTAACCGGAAACTATCTTCTGTACCTCCCAGCGGAGGGCAGTATGAAAGGTTTCTCTCTCGACAAATATGTTGTCAGCCGGGACCCATCCGGCGCACTGAAGAAGGTCATCATCAAAGAGTCCTTCTCTCCAGATACTCTAGATCCAGACGTACTAGCGATTGCAGGGTTTGACCCAGCAGCTAGTGATGGATCCAGCCAAGTCATTGATATCTATACATGTTTCTACAAAGGACGTAAGTCTGAGAAGGGACCGCTGCGGTGGATGACGTACCAAGAGGTCAACGAGATCATGATCCCGGGGACCGAAGGTGACTTCCCTATCGACGCTCCTCCGATCATGGCGCTCCGTTGGTGTGCTTTGACCGATCAGCCTTATGGTCGCAGTCATGTAGAAGAGATCTATGGTGATCTCCTGTCCCTCGAAGGCCTGACCAAGGCAATCGTGGACGCCTCTGCTGCCTCTGCACGTCTTCTTGTTCTGGTGAAGCCTAACGGTCTGACCAGTAAAGAAGCGGTTGCTAAGGCACCAAATGGCGAAGTGGTGACAGGTAGAGCCGAAGACATCGAAATGATGCAAGTCAACAAGGGTGGAGACCTACAAGTCGCCTCCTCGACAGCCAATCGTATCGAGCAACGGCTAGCTCAAGCGTTTCTTATGGAGTCCGCAGTGACCCGAGACGCAGAGCGAGTTACGGCAGAAGAGATCCGGATGCTCAGTGCGATGCTGGAGAACGCCCTTGGTGGTGTTTACAGCGTACTGTCCAATGAACTCCAGCTTCCTCTGGTCAACCGCCTGATGGCTCGGATGACTAAAGCGAAACGTCTCCCACGGTTCCCCAAGGGTGTCGTCAAACCGTCCATCGTGACTGGTCTTGAGGCGCTGGGTCGTGGGCATGACCTGACCAAGTACGGTCAACTCCTCCAGATGGTCGCTCAGATCCCAGAAGCTATGACTATGGTGAACGTAGGTGATCTGGTGAAGCGAGTAGGCACGTCGCTGGGTCTGGATATGGACGGTCTAATCAAGTCCCAAGAACAAATCCAAGAAGAACAGCAGCAGATGATGATGGCCCAGATGGCCCAATCGGCCCTTGAGCAGGGTGTTGCCGCTGGCGCAGCGCAGGAAATGGCCCAAGGCCAACAAGGTGAATAATGGAAACGACTAACAGCGTAACAATCAATACGACTGAAGGCACTCAGCCAACTCCAGAACAGATGGTTGAAGATGCACACCGGGCAGAGCTTGAGCGTCAACAGAAGGCTCAAGACGCAGGACGCCCGGACTGGCTCCCTGAAAAGTTCTCTTCACCAGAGGACATGGCGAAAGCCTATTCGGAGCTAGAGAAGAAGCAGAGCAAAGAGACTGCTGAGAAGCCTAAGCCTATCCCACAGCCAACCCGAGAAGAAGCTGAAGAAGCTGGCCTCGACATGGCGACGATGGAGCAAGAGTTCCTCAAGAACGGTGAGTTGTCAGAAGCTTCTTACGAGGCCGCAGAGAAGGCGGGTTACTCTCGTGAGATTGTCGATAACTACATCGAAGGCCGACAGGCTGTAGTCGCTCGTGAAGCCGCTCAGATCTATGACAGCGTTGGTGGACAGGAAGCTTATGGTGACTTGCTCACTTGGGCTTCTGACAACCTGACGGAATCTGAGATCGACAGCTTCAATGCGACTATCAGCTCTAATGATGTCTCTTCGATCCAGCTTGCAGTCCGGGGTCTCAAGGCTCGCTACGATAACGAGCAGACCTCCGAACCACAGCGCAACATCGGTGGTGGTGAGCCTCCATCGGCTGACGTTTACGAAAGCTGGCAACAGGTTCAAGCGGATATGCGTGACCCTCGTTACAAGAAAGACTCAGCCTTTAACCGCAAGGTAACCGAGAAGCTCGGTCGCTCTCAGCTCTAAGGACAAGTAGATGGAATTATACACTGGTCCTTGGCCGTACTCTCTCACAGATCGGTCAGTCCCAGCGTCTGTCCGTCTACGCAATATTGGGGCCATCGGGGCCTCCCGGGACGGACATGAAAACCGTTTCGGGGCGCTGCCTCCTCACCTTCTCCCGGCCTCCGATGGTTCCCAACTACCAACCCCAGCGTTCGAAAGTGTCTACGGTGGCGCTGCGTACTGGGGTCACTATGTCATCCGGCGAGCATCTGTTGATACTTGCCAGACTTCCATTGCTCATATCCTCAAGGCGTATAGCACCGGGAACGAGGCGGACTATGCTGCTGCGGTTTCTGTAGATGCAGGGATTGCCAAGGATGAGCGGA